CCGTGCGCTGGACGGACTGGCTAGAGCAGCAGCCGTTCACCGAGCGGTACGCGGCGCTCACGCCCGAGATGGCGGGACGCACCACTCGTAGGTTCAGCCCCGGCACAAGGCAGATTTACTTCTAATGGGAACGGAAGCAGGTCGCCTAGCGCTGGAACGTCTGGACAAGAGCCTTGACAGGGCGCATGCGCGTCGTGAGGAGTTTAAGACCTTCCGCAAAACGCCGACTTGGGGCGCGATAAAGTACGGCGTGCCGCGCGCTTTCTCTGCGACCGCTGAGAGCCTTCCTAGCTTTATGGGCGGCGTGATGAGCCGCACTCCAGGGCTGTTGCCCCGCAAGATAGACCTCCCTGGTTGGGTGGCGGGGACGCCTGTGGGCGTTGGCCTTGGCCCGGGGTATGTGCCGGAGGTAACCATCGGCAAGGACCGCCATGTGCCGCTTATCCCAAAGGCTGGCGAGGCGATGGGATTGCTGTCGAGAGCGCCCGGGATGGGCGCCTTCGGGGAACCAAAGCCAGAAGCGATGGAAGCGTTCAAGACTTTCGTGACTCCCGGCAGGGAGGGCCTTGGCCTTGGGGAGACCCTTCGAGATGTTCAACGCGTTCAAGAGGCAAGGCCGATGCTAGAGCAGATTGGCCTTGGCCTGATTGACCCGGTAGGCACGCTCGCCACGGGCGGTCTCGGCGCGACCAAGGCTATCCCCGCAGCTATGCGTGGCGTCCCTAAACTCGCAGGCCGTATTCCTGGGCTATTTGGACGACTGCGTCCTCCAATTCCTCCAACGCCAATCCCTCTTGGAGCTATCCCTACAAGGACTAGCCGTCTCTGGGATGAGGCCACCGCAAGAGCCGCACCTACCCCCACAGAGGCAGTCACGCCGGTGACACGTCCGCCCACACCCGCAACCTACCAAGACCCTCAATTCCAGGAAATGGCTGACGCATTTCGACAAAGACAGGCTATGGAGGCCTTTGCACGTCCCACCGTCGCACCAGGGGCAGAGGTCGCAAGAGCCGCACCCACCCCCACTAGAACCACTCCCCTCTGGCGCGGAGAGGAGCTTCCTCCAATTCCTCCGGTAAGGACTCGTCTTGGGGGAACGCTTCCAAGGACTAGCCGTCTCTGGGACGAGGGAGCCGGTGTCCCAACGCCGGAGCCACTCGAAACAACTCCCCAGGCGATGGGTTCCATATGGCGTGCTGGTCCTTTCTGGCGAGGACAACAACCCCCGCGTTGGACTCAGGAAGTTCAGGACATACCATACGCGCAGCAAGCCGGACCTCTCTGGCGTGAGGGCGCTCGTGCTCCTACGATTCCCACTAGAACCACCCCTCTTTGGCGAGGAGAAGAGCTTCCCCCAATCCCTCCGATGATGGCTCGTCTTGGAGGAACACTTCCAAGGACTAGCCGTCTTTGGGACGAAGCCGCTCGTGGTCCGGCAATGGAGCCTCTCGGAACAACACCTACGCAGATTGGTCGTTTCTGGGAGGAGGGCGTTCCTCCGACTCCTACGATGGAGCCACTTGGAACCACCCCTAGTAGAACTACCCCTCTCTGGCGCGAAGGGGGAGCGACCCCGCGCATGACCCCAGAAGAGATGATGGCCGCTGGCTATGAGTACGATATATTTACCGGCGCCCCTCTAGACAGGGCCATTGGCAGGGAGGGCGGACGTTTGGCGACCAATCGTCTCTGGCGCGGCGAGGAGATTCCTGGAGGGCCGACTGGAGACGTTGAAGGTCTTCCTTATGCGCTAGGCGCCAACCGGCTATGGGCAGAGGGCTCTCGCAGGGCTAATCAGCTGGACGAGATGGACGCGGTCATTCGCACCCAACGTCAGGAGCCGGATGTTGCCGGTGCGCCTGAAGTCATCGAAGCGGGTCGTCGTGGGCCTGGAGCTCAGCCGGAGATGGTGCAGCCCATCAGGGAACAGGTTGCCGAGGCCGTCAGGGGATGGCCAGCTGGCATAAGCGGCGCTGCCGCGCGTCTGGCAGGGCGAGGCCCCGCCGTTGGGGTCGAAGCGTCGGAGCGCACCGCCGAGGTCACGGGTTCGTGGGTCGCGCGTTACGGTAATGAAGAGGACATAGACGTAGTCCATAAGCTAACTGACGTGCTCAAAACCGCGGGTAGGGTTCGAGAGGAAGAGATAAAGACGGCGGTGGCCTCGGAGCGCTCGGAAAGGTTAGCTGCCGGACTATCGGCTGCAAAGGGCCTACGCGGTTCCGAGGCTATGAAGGCTTTTGCCAGTGTGCAGGCTGGGGATGTAATTTCGGCGCGTAGGACGCTGAATGTGGACGATATATTGGAGGGCGTTGGCGGTCAGCGGGGCGTCAACCGGCTAATGGATATGATGGACGAAGTGGGCGCCATTGGGGGTGACACTCCCAAGGAACGCCTGCTCCCTTGGCAGCAGTTCAACGCACAAAATGCGCTAAACGACCTACTCAACCAGGGGGCGGTGCCCACGTCAAGCAACCTGAACCTGCTGGCTGATGTTTTCGGAGAGGGCGTGGGAGGGGCGCTGGTGCGTCGTAGGCCGGTGAGTTTATGGGAGGGCGGCCCTCTCGGGCGCATGCTGACCGAACGCACGGGATACAAGCCCAGCGAACTTCTCCTGGATATTTTGAATATGCCAAGGGCGAATGTATCCTCGGTTGACCTATCTTTTTTGCTAAGACAGGGTGGCATGCTCTTCCCTTCCCAGCTAAAAGAGGTTCGCGCTTCCACGGACCTTGCGTTGCGCGCTATGGCGCCAGGGGGCGAGCAGGTTGCGCTCGGTGTTATGACGGACATGCGCAACGTCGAGAACGGCCAACTTTGGATGAGGTACGTCGATGGTGGCGGACTGTTTATGCACGATGTGGCCGGTGGCGTGGGAGGAAGGGCAATTGGCAGCAGGGAGGAAGCGTTCATATCGACCCTCGCCGGGAAGGTCTTCCCGTGGGTGAGGCCCTCTGAGCGCGCGTACGGCACGTTCCTGAACAAGATGCGCTGGGACGTGATGGACGAGATGATTAAGAAGTATGAGACCGCCCGTGGTGGACGCATAATCGACCCTAAGAATAGTTCAGACCTTCAGATGTTGAAGGATACCGCGCGTTACATCAACACGGTCACAGGAAGAGGTCCGCTGGGCACCAATGCTGGTTGGATGAGAGGCGCTGCCACTCTGATGAATGCGCTCATGTTCTCCCCGAGGCTGTTCACCTCTAGGTTTGCTGCCCCTGTTCAGGCTATGAAGATGGTGGTGGCTCCTGGGGATAGGGCCAATATACAACCCGGGATTAGGGCTTTATTCAAAAGGGCGGTTGAGGGCGATGAAGAGGCCCTAGCCGCGTACAAGACGATGAGTTGGACTGTGGCCAGACAGATGATTACATGGTTTGGGACGGGCGTAGGCATACTGACTGCGGCAAAGATGGCCCAGGAGGGGGGCCTGCCGGTCAGTGTTGGCGCCAACTGGCGCTCGTCTGACTTCGGCAAGGTGCAGGTCGGGTCGGTTAGGTACGACATCTGGTCTGGGTATTCTCAGATAGCCCGTGCGATAGGTCAGTTGAAAGAAAAGGAATCTAAGTCTGCGTCAACTGGAACTGTGTATGAGCAGTCAGTTGGGGAAACCCTAAAGCGTTTTGTTCGAACCAAGTTCAACCCGGCGGTAAGTATCTTCCAAGAGTACAACCTCATCCCCGGCACACGAGTGGGCGAGGGTGGGTTTATGCACGGCCAAGGCTTCCTCGGAGAGGATAGGGACCTGCTGGAGGACATGAAGACCTCTCCCATTCGTTTAGAGCGCGGTGTGCCGCTGCTGGATGAGGAGAGCTTCTGGACCAATGTTATGGGACCGCTGTTCCTGCGAGACCTATCCGATGCGATAGACGATGAGATTTCGCCCCTGGTGCCGCGTGAGGCGGTCACGCAGGTGAACATCGGCAAAGAGCCGCCTTCGCTGGTATGGGGTGTGGTGCGCGGTGTGCTGCGGGGCGCTCCCAGCGCTGTCGGCATTGGCGTCACCGCCTTCCGCACAAGGGATGACATGGCTCGTGAGGTGAGCAAGGATGAGCCGCGAGGCCCTCGTGAGTACAACTTGCTTCCAGAGCATCAAAAGCAGATGGTGGACGACCTCATCAAATTGAAGGATTTAGAGAGAGGGCGCAAGCGCACCCGGGGCATGATGGCCGAGCTTGAGGGCAATAGACAGCAGGAACAGAATGCCTACCGTAGGCTTGCCCAAAAGGTCTCGACTACGAGGGTGAGCGTGTCTGACGTGCGAGAGGACTTCTATAACATCCAGCAGGAGGTGGACGCTAGGCGTCAGGATATATTCGAGAAGCACATTGGCGGTGTCACGGAGAGGGGGAAAGAGTTGCGTCGTGAGGGGATGGGACCGCTGGAGAGGCGCATTCAGGCTTTCTACGATATGTTGGACCAAGCCCAGATAAAGAAGGGCACTGAACTGTTGCCTGCTAAGCTCTTGCCCAAGGAATACATTCAGGTACTGGATGCGTGGGAGAGCGAGATGGTCGCCTCGGACGAGCCGGACGACCGCGCGGCGGTGCTGTGGAAGCGCATGAACATGTACCGAGAGGACATACCCGAGGAGATTCTAAAGTACCTTTCGGTTGGCGTGCGTCAGCGCTACGAGGCGGCACGCAAGATGCGTGAGTGGTATGATGCAGGCGAGTTGCGGGAAGAACTATACCAACAGCGTTAAGTTTTATGTATACTCAAGGAAATTGGAGATAGCACATGGTTACCGAACAGGTTGAGGCGCCCGAACCACAAGACACAGCGGCTTATGACTTAACGCCGGAGGGGCAGGACGTGCCTGACACGGGGCCGGAGGGGCCGTCTGCGGTTGAGACATCGTCTGCGCCGGAGCCGACACAACAACAAGCTCCACAGGACATTCCTGCGCAACAGCCTCCTGCTGGGGAAACCCCGCCAGAAGAGACTTCACCGCAGTCGTTTACCGAGCTTCGGGACCAAGTCAGAGGCCAACAGGAACAGTTGCAGTATTACGCTCAGCTGGAGCAGCGCGCGCAGATGCAGCAGATGGCCGACCAGTATGCTCAGCAGCTGCAACAACAGGGCTATCTCCCTGAGCAGGCTCAGCAGGCTGCGCAGTCTCGAATGGCGCAGGCAGCGCAGTACCAGCAAATCGGCGAACAGGCCGACCAGTATCGTCTTTTTCGAGAGGGACAGCGCAATGCGGCAGTGCATTTCGTCAAGCAATTTGGTCTCGGTGTGGACGAAGTGTCTATGCTGGAGAAGTACAACACACCGGCCGAGATGGAGTTTGAAGCCAAACGGTTGTCCGAGACCCGGGAGCTACGAGCCGAGAACGCGAGGCTCAAACAGCAGGAGGTCCCTGCGCAATCGTTCGACAATAACCAACCTTCCCCGTCGGCTACGGGGTCCGAGAACGACCTATTGGATAAGTACATAGGGGGCGACCGGTCACCGAACGTGGTGGCGGCAGCTGCAAGATTGTTGGGCTAACACCCTAGAAAGGAAGACCAATGGCACAAACAGCAACTACGGGAAATCTGGAAAATGCGCAGCGCATTATCATAGCGGCGGCGAAATACACCGAGGAACACAACGCTCCGGCAATGGCTCTCATTGAGTCGTTCAACCTCCCGCGTGGGGCGAAACAAGTGACCGTGCCCAAAGTAGGGCAGATGACCATGAGCGACCTCACGGACGGTCAGGACATCATAGACGAAGAGGATATTGGCATGACCACGGTGGACCTTACGGCCTCCGAGGTTGGCGCCAAGATTATCCTCACGGACAAGTTGGTGCGACAGTCGGCCCCCAACGTGATGACCATTGTGGGACGGCAGCTTGGGGACGGGATGGCACGAAAGAAGGACACGGACGTTCATGCCCTTTACTCAGGGCTTAATGGCGGCACAACCCTTGGGGCAAATGACACATCAATGACCCTTGCCTTTACGGCAGCGGCCATTGCCTACGCCAAGGCCAACAAGTTCGGGACCCAGATTTACATACTTCAGCATCCTAACGCAGTCTTTGATATTGCCAACACAGCGGTGACTTCATCGCAGTATGCAATCCCGAAGGGCTGGTCCGAGGACCTTCTGGGCAACTTCTGGAGTGGCATACGACCACTGAACAATGTCCCAATCTTTGAGGACGGGAACCTTTCCACGTCCGCAGGCGACGATGCTGTCGGCGTTATTGCCGATAAGAGCGCACTGGCCGTGCTCAAGAGCGTTGACACCCGCACTGAGAGACAGAGGGATGCGTCCATGAGGGCAACCGAGGTCGTCCTCACGGCTGACTACGGGGTCTTCGAGCTTGACGACTCCCGTGGCGCCCCGCTCACATTTGATGCCGCTGCTCCTGCAACGAGTTAGTAATGGTTACATTTAAGGACAGGCGGCAGATGCGCCAGGAGCTTGTCTCGCAGGGTTTTGCCTGGGAGTACATTGACGAGTGGCAACCTAAGACAACGTTGTTTCGGCACGCGCCGGGACTGGATATGCAGGGCAACGAAGCGGCCCCCGTGGGCGCTCAAATCAAGGGCGTCCCGGGGAATCCCGATTATGTGCTACGAAAGGCGCGGCTCGGGATGTTTCCGTACCCTCCGAGCGAGGGGTGCCAGTGTCGCTGGTGTAGCCAGAGGGCAGAGGCGAACAGGCCCGTTGAGGTTATAGAGCGAGTGGTGGACGAATATGCGTGTCCCGAAGAGGGATGCGAGTTCATTGCGAATGGAGAAGCGCATCGAGCCAAGCTCTCGTCCCTGCGTCTCCACAATCGGTACAAACATTAGTATCTAAGTAGCTGTAACGATTGACCGAGGCTATTTAAGATTATCATATCGGTTGGTCGCAGGACGTAGAGCCTGCTCAAAAATAACCTTCAAGGAGGTTCGACATGGCATTCCCACTAACGGTGAATTTAGCGTATGGAATGGAGAAACGAGAGACTTCCGACCAGAGGCATAAGCTAGGCACCAGGGCAACCACTCCTGATGGCAGGGTGTTCTACTATGCTGAAGCCAGCAGTGCTGCTATTGCCCGTGGCGGCAACATAGTAAATGGAATAGCCGCTGTGGCAGCGCACGACATGGATGTAGCGGCTACGGCAGCACAGTCAGCAGGCGATACCACTATCAGCATAGAGGTGCCGACTACTGACCTAACCAAAGACCAGTACAAGGATGGTTATCTCTATTTCAATGATGGCCCTGCCGAAGGTGAGATATACAGGATTAAGTCTCACCCTGCTCACGATGCTTCGGCTGACAACACAGTCATCATCACTATTGACGAGCCAGATGGAATCGTGACGGCTCTTACAACTTCGTCGCTCTGTGGCCTGATGTATAGCCCTTACAAGGACATACATATTGTTGACGGTAACGGAACTCCAACTACAGGAGTTGTTGGCGTGACCACTGCGCCCGTAACGGCAGATTACTTCTGCTGGGTGCAGACCTCTGGGCCTGCCGCCGTCCTCATGGGCGCGCAGGTAGGCATAGTAGGTGACGGCATCGCTAGGTCGCAGCAAGATGAAGACGGAACAGTGGAACGTAGCGACTACTCAGATGAGTCAGACCTTGTGAATCTCGGTGTCTCTATGGGCATACCTGCGGTAGCCACCGACTATCAGTGGGTGATGCTGAATATCAGGTCCTAATGACAGCCAGCCTACAGGAAGCAGAACTCTGGACCCCGCCTGGGGTGACCCATACCCGGGTTGCCCCGGTGGGGCGCAATGCCGAGACCGGCGGACTAATCTATGAGTACCGTTTCCGAGTCTACGATGAGGTGACGGACCGCAAGCACGAGTTTCGTTTGCTTGTGGACAACCAGACCTCCAAGGCGCACATCGAGGAGATGGTGGGCAACGCTATGGACAGCTGGCTCGTAG